CAACACTGTAAAGGAGAGGCGGCGGACTTTGAGATTTTTGGGGTCCCTAATAATGAGGTCAGCGACTGGATCAAAGAGAACCTGATGTTTGATCAATTAATTCTCGAGTACTTTGAACCTGGCCAACCGAATTCGGGCTGGGTCCACGTAAGTTATAAAAAAGAAATAAATAGTAACCGCAAGGAATACTTGATGGCTATAAAGACGGATGGAAAAACTGAATATAAACCGATCCTCGGCCTGTCAACTGACCGATACGTAAAATAGGGAAAAATTTTAGGCTAAATTTATTTTCATTGTCCTACATTTTGTAGGATTAAATCCACGCCTTTAGTTCCTCACCCATTATTTTAGTAGCTATATTAATTTTCTTTTTTAAAGCTTTGACGATTCGTTCGTCTACCGTATCTTCGCACATAATGTCAATATAGGTCATTGGCTTAGTTTGACCAATTCTGTCAATTCGTGCTTCTGACTGTTGGCGCTTTTCCAGGTCATATCCGTTAGAATAATAAATCATTGTAGAGGCCGCAGTTAAGGTAATACCATATCCTCCGGTTTGAGTGGTTCCTATAAAAAATCGAACTTTTTCATCTTCTTGAAATCTTCTAATATTTTCCTGTCTTTCATTTTGTGGGGTTAATCCAAAATAATCCACACAACACCCTTCTCCAAATTCTTTAACAATGGCTGCGATAATTTTATGAACGTCTTTTTGCCAGTGTGCCCAAATTACCACTTTCCCTTCAATTTCCCATAATAGATCTATGAGTTCAGAAATTCTATTATTTGCTATATTTCGTGTAATGCCATCATCAGCAGTAAAATGTCCGCATGTGATTTGTTGGAGCCTCATTAATTGAGTTAGAACAGTAGCAGTGGTCATCATTTTTCCGTCCATCTGTGCCAAGGCTAAATGTTTCATTTGTTTATAAACTTTCAGTTGATCCGGAGTTAATTGAACTATTCTTTTCATAAAAGTTTTTGCAGGTAGGTCCAGACAATCATCTTTTAAAACTCTATATGAAAAAGGTTTTAATTTTTCAGACAGTTCTTCAAGATGCCTATATCCAACTATAACCTGAACAGATCTTCCTCCAAAGTTGGCTGTTTTCATAACAGCGTATCTAGTTCTAAAAGAATAATATGAACTGTGCCCTAATAGTTCGGTCTGTAAAAAATCGCATTGTTTGTATAAATCTAAAGGAGACTTGGTAACTGGAGAGCCAGTTAATATTCTTCTATATTTAGCATGAGGAGCTAATGAACAAATGTTTCTAGTTCTTTTAGCTTGCGGATTCTTGATAGTAGTACTTTCATCTACCGCGAATAAAGTGTTATGACACCTTAAAAAACGTGCAGCGAACTCCAGTCCTTTTTTAGTGGAGAAAGCCTCCACATTCATAATTAAAATATGTAGATCGTGTCCAGGTTGAAATAACGTATCTAGTTTCCGTTGCTGTTTCTGGTTAATCATAGCCTGCCACAGAACCGGGGAACAGGGAACATGATCTACTACATGAGTTGGAATCTCTTGTTCATACCAAGTTTTAACAACTCCTTTGGGTGCCACAATTAGAACACCATTGATTTTTCCGTTATCATATAGCATTGCTATGTTGTCTATGAGCACCTTTGACTTACCTGTACCCATTTCCATAAAATAAGCAAAGTAAGATTTATCCCACGACATCTCTAACGCTTTTAATTGATGCGCGTATGGCTTCGTTTTAAATTTGTAATCCATAATTTTTATTTTTTCTTTCTTGACTTTATATATAGAACATCCTATATAGTTTGTCAATGTCAGAAAGTATAAAAAATGAGAATATTGTATATGTACTTCAGGAACTCCCTGGAACTAAAGCAGGAACTCCTAAAATAAACATAATGAGTGCATCTAAATACGGAAAATTTAAATTTTTACTACCTGAATTTTCTCAAATCATCTTTTCTCCAGGCCCTTTAATTTTTAAATTAAGAAGTTTGTTGAAACATTATACTACACATGATTATCTATTGTTGACTGGCGATCCAGCAATTATTGGAGTTGCATGTTCTATAGTGTCTGATATGACGGGTGGTAAATATAGTCTGTTAAAATGGGATAAACAAGACCGAATATATTATCCCATTAAAATAAACCTACATGAGAAAGGAGAAATCGATGAATAATATTGATTTTGAAAAAGACCAACGAGAAGATTTAGATTCAGTAAATGAAGCTAAATCATTATCTGACCAAGTCGTAAAACTAAAAAATTTAGAAGACGATCTGGTGTTAAAAGAAAAAGAGTTTAAAGAACTCAAAAGAAAAGTAGAACTAATGTCAGGGGAGGTTATTCCTACCATGATGCAAGAGATGAACATCTCTACTTTAAAACTCGCTGATGGTTCATCAGTAGAAGTTAAACCGGTTTATGGTGCTTCAATCACTGTTGCAAATAAAGAAGCAGCGTTTAAATGGCTTCGAGATAACGGCCTGGGAGATCTTATTAAAAATGAGGTCACTGTTGCCTTTGGTCGTCACGAAGATAACAAGGCATCGCAATATGCGATCCTTGCGCAAGGTCAAGGGTACGAACCCGTCCAGAAATTAAAGGTCGAACCCATGACACTTAAAGCATTGGTCAGGGAGCGTGTCGAGTCTGGACAGGATATGCCCTCTGATCTTTTTAACGTGTTCGTAGGCAACCGAACCAAATTAACAAGGAAACAATAAACATGAACCAAGTAACAGAGAAAAAGTCTGCACCACTTCCAGCAAATATATTTGAGGAAGATGCAGCAAAAGGTTTGGGCAATATAGGTCAACAAGATCTAGCTCTTCCTTTTTTAAAAATCCTTGGACAGCTTTCACCAGAAGTTAACAAACGTGATGGTAAGCATGTCGAAGGTGCAGAGCCAGGAATGATTTTCAATTCTGTCTCTGGCGAAATGTACGATGGTGTTAAGGGCATAGATGTAATTCCATGCTTTTATAGACTAGAATACATTGAATGGAGAGACAGAGGAGAAGGTCTGGGTGCGCCAGTTAGCATCTACCCATCTTCATCTGACATTCTATCCAAGACATCACCAGATGCAAATTACAAAGATAGACTACCCAATGGTAACTATGTTGAAAAAACGGCATCTCATTTTGTTATGGTCTTGGGGGATAGTCCATCCACAGCTTTGATTTCTATGAAATCTACTCAATTAAAAATTAGTAGAAAATGGAATTCAATGATGTCTGGAATAAAAATGAAAGGTAAAAATGGATTATTTACACCAGCATCTTTCAGCCACATTTACAGACTAAAAACCACTCAATTGTCGAACGATAAAGGCACATGGTTTGGTTGGGAAGTCAGTAAGAACGGCCCAGTAACTGATACAACTTTGTATAATCAAGCCAAAACATTTAGCGAAAGCATAGCCAAAGGTTCTGTTAGAGCTAAACACGGTGAAGATAAACCAAAGGAAAGAGTTATTATCTAATTCTCTAAGAGAATGAGTGCACAGTGTGGGCCTGGAGGGAGACTGAAAGGCCCACATGATCGGTTATGGATAAAAGATATATAAAATTTTTTGATGGCTATCGAGCTGCTTACGGTCTAGCTGACTTTGAACACAAAGAAGCAAAAGTAGACCCAGAAAGCGGAAAGAAGAAGCCGGTATATAGGTGGAATTATGAACCTCTTACAGAAAAGGTTTATCAATCTCATCTAGAGGGAAAAATTTCAATTGGCATACAGCCATGTAATGAAAATAAAGAAGCAAGACTTGGTGTTATTGATGTCGACCCAAGCGACTATGATGATTTTAATAAAAAATTTTTTATAGATGTAATACAAGATTATGATTTACCTTTAATACCTATTGAGTCGAAAAGTGGAGGATTACATCTCTGCTTATTCATGGCTAATTTTATAAGTGCAAAAGATATTGTATCTTTCTTAACTAACCTACTTTCTCTCTTTAAACTCAAGCCTAAAAACGAAATATTTCCTAAACAGACAGAACTCACAAGAGACGGAGAAACTGGCAGATTAAAACCAGGACAATTTATTAACCTCCCTTACTATGGAGATAAGAGACGTGCCTTAAACATAGATGGAACCCCTTTTAAAATAGATGAATTTTTATCAGTTGTAGAAGCCAATCTCGTTCAGGAAGATCAATTAAAGATTATTACCGAGAGTCTAGATAAAAAAATATACGAGGGGGTTAACAAAGATTTTATTGATGGTCCACCATGTCTAGCGGACATTTCTAAAAGATGCAAGCAAGAAGGTTTTGATGGTAAAGACCGATTTATGTACAACTATCATGTATTAGTTAAGATGAAATATCCCGATGATTGGGAAACGAAAGTAAAAAATGCTCCAGTTAGATTTTTTGAAGAACAACATGCGAATGCATGGACCGATCAAAAACTAAAATCTAAAGTAAATTCTTGGGCAAAATCTGAAAAAGGTTATACCTGTAATGACGACCCTCTATGGAGTGCATGTAAAAAAGGTATTTGCGTTAAGAAAAAATTTGGAGTTCTTTCCGGATCAAAAGGATCCTATCCTGTTTTAACTAATTTAAGAAAAATAGAAATATTTGAAGAACCTGAATATGAATTTGATGTGATTAAACCTGACGGCATTAGTAAAGTAACAGTACACTGTAGATCTGTAGAACATTTAAATGATCAAATAAGAAGACGAAACTCAATCTCAAAAGCTGCAGGATTTCTCCCACCACGTATAAGTATTGCACAAGAACAAATAATTATGGATGCTTTGTATGAAACTGAACAGCCGGTTCAACCTCCTATTGGTACATCCCCTAAAGAAAAACTACACGACGTCCTCCATGCAAAAATTAATGGACCCAGAGCTACTAATGATGCAGCATTTAAGAGTGGATCAGTCCTTATTGAAGGAGAGTATGCATTTTTTAAATTAGAGAAATTTTTTGACAGATTAAAAGCTAAAGACTGGAAGTATAAAGAAGAAAAAACAGGACGTATTATGGAACACACATACCGAGAGTGTGAGATAGAATTTTTAGAACAAAAAAGATTTCCTACAAAAGAAAAAGGTAAACATAATTCATCGACCAAAAACGTGGTCAAAATACATATAAAATCTTTTGAAGAAGTACCCATCCATCATACTAAAACAAAACACAAGACGGAGATAATGTAATGAATGATGATATAGAAAACACTTTAGAGTTTCAACAAATGTTAAATGATATGGAAGATGAGCTGCACGAACGTGATCGCAAAAAGATTTTAAAATGTATAAAAGGTAAGACTTTATCAGAAGCGAAGGAACTTGTTTTTGTTATAAAGAATGAAATGCCCTTCAACCCCCATAGGAAATTACACTAATGAAACCATTACCTATAGCACAAATTCAGTTTGAGGTGTACAACATAGAAGAAAGCCCTCTACATCAAATAGTAAAAAAATTAATATATAAAAAAATTCTGGATCTGGAACCCTATAATTTTAATTATGTATCTGGGGGTAGTGATTTGGGCAAAAGTATTTACGGGATTTATACAGGTTCCTACGATGTAAATGAAAAATATTCACAACATAATGAAGATAAAAGAAAAGAAATAAGAGAGATTATGAAATGGGGTGACATAACGACTAACACAATTTTAGAATCTATTCATAATACGCTCGATGTAAGAGACGAACAATATGATCCAAATCCTTTTGAGCATAACTCAAGATGTGCCACAACTTATATACCCATACGACCATATGCAGGTAAGATCTTTATGGAGTATCCTTTCTTTCTGGATGGTCTAAGAATTATTCCAGATATTACCTTGATGGATGAAAACGGTAAACCGGAAACAGTTATTGAAATATTATATACAAGTATGCCTAAAGCAGACAAATTAATTAAGCTGATAGAGTCAAATCTGAACGTAATATTTGTTTTTGCTGATCAAGCTATCGACGAATTATTAATGGACATGACATGCAGAAGAGCTTCCTTTGGGTTTCCAATTAGAGAAGCATGGTTAGGATTTACAAATAAAAAGGAAAAAATTAGTAGAGCAGTCAATATTCTTTTACATAAAAAAATGTATAAAGATAAAGAGTATATTATTCACAAAGAGGTCATTAAAAATACAGAATGGAATCCTCACAATAGATGGAAAAAGAACCGTATGAATATAGGTCTAAGAATAATTACTAGGCATCCTTTGGGAAGAGAACTGATTGAAGATAACCACAACCTAAGTCATTCAATGATACAGATGAAGGAAACCAGTTCGTTGATTATATTACTAAGGTACTTACAAAAATATACAGCTGAAGAGAAAAAAACTGCAGGGGGACAGATACATGTTAGCTAAAATGGATTTAATAACCGTGGTTTTATTCACCGCACTTTGGATATATTTAAATTTAGAATTATGATTAGTAGAAAAATATATGGGCCTCCGGGAACAGGGAAAACAACCAGACTTATTAACTATGCAAAAACTTTTTATAAACTAGGAACTCCTCTAGATAAAATAGGATACTTTGCTTTTACTAAAAAAGCAGCCAATGAAGCTATCAATAGGATGTTAGATGCATATCCTAAACTTCAGCGTAAAAATTTAAAACATTTTAGAACTCTACACTCTTTAGCTTTTTGGAGACTGGGCCTGAAAAAAAGTGAAGTCATGCAGGATGAACACTACGAAGATATAGGAAGAAGTCTGGGCATAGAGGTTACCGTTTATTCTGATGGACAGGAAACTACAGGGTTCATAGATTCCAACAGTGAATACTTTAATCTAATAAATGCAGCTCGGATTAAAGGAGTCTCACTTAAAGAAGAATACAACACGGATATGTATTCCCCTACTTTGGACAAGCAACTTCTACAAATTTTAAAAGACGAGGTCGAAAATTACAAAGACTCATACAAACTGAAGGATTTTACTGACATGATTGAAAAATTCAATGTGGCAGAATTGTGTCCAAAATATGACATCGTATTTATTGACGAGGCCCAAGATTTATCGCCCGTACAGTGGAAAATGGTAGATATTATAAGGGAAAATTCCAAATATGTTATACTAGCTGGCGATGATGATCAAGCTATTTATGGATGGGCTGGCGCAGATGTTAAAAAATTTCAAGAAGAGCCCGCTAAAAAAGACATTATTTTGCCACAATCCTACAGAGTTCCCAGACAGATTCAAAGCATAGCCAATAAGATTTTAGATAGAATTCCGGATGAAAGAAGAATTAAAAAGAATTGGAGAGCCAGAGAAGAGGAAGGAGTTATAGATTATATAACTTCAATTGAAGATGCACCTCTATACAAAGGAGACTGGTTAATTCTCGCACGAACAAACGATAGACTTCATAAAATTAAACCTCTCCTAAAAGACATGGGAATTTATTTTCAATTCAAGGATCACAAAAGTTATAGAGCTTCTCTATTTAGAAGCATTATAAACTACACAAGATGGGCTGATCATAAAGAAAAGTTGTCATTAACAGAAATAAAAGATATATTTGAGTGCGTGCCCTATAGTGAGTTTAAGGGAAAGGAAGAAAGACTCTATGACTTAAAAGAATTTGGATTCAGTAATACTGACAGATGGTTTGATGTTTTCACAATAGATCCAGAAGAATGTTTATATATTCGAGAAATGTTGCGCCATGGGGAAGAACTATCTAAGGATGCAAGAGTAAAATTATCCACCATTCATTCCGCAAAAGGTGGAGAAGCGACAAATGTTTTACTCATTTTAGACAATACTAAAACAATTAGAGAAGCTACAGACAAAAGCTTTGAGAAAGCAGATGAAGAAAACCGAGTCTGGTATGTGGGCGTCACACGTACTAAACAAAATTTATATATTATGGCGGCAAAAAAGGAGGCAAAAGGATATGACATCGAAAGTTTGGGATAAACAAATCGGGGGAGAGCATTATAAAAAATTTAAAATTCAACCAAGTAAATTTGTGGTGGATAATAAGTTGCTTTATCCAGAAGGATGCGTTATAAAATATATCATTCGACATCGATTGAAGAATGGAAAGGAAGACTTATTGAAAGCAAAACATTTTATAGACATGATTATTGAAAGGGATTATTCGTGAAGGAACCATATAGCATACCTCACTATATGTTGCTCATAACTATAATCTGTTTGATTTGTTATTATTTAATATGAAAATACCGAAGTT